GACTGTCCCGTTGGACAACAAAAGGGATTTCAAACCGAGTAACCAACGTTTTTTCGCTACCAAGGCCTAATTGGCGGGCCACCGTGATAGACGTTGAAAAATGGCTAACAAACCGGCTAACTATATGACTATCCCGTTGGACGGCAAAAGGAATTTTAAACAACGTGCTTAAAAACTTAAGACTCTCAAAAAATTCCCTATACACACTGACAACAGAACAAACAAACGGCACTTTAAAAATCGTCGCAATTTTTGCGATTATAGGTATTTCAAATCTTTGAATAAGTAACGAATTAAAAGGAATTTGAAAAGCACTAGCAATACGCTCACCGAAAGGTATCCGAAATACTGAAAAAATAGGCGCGTCGCTGTATAATAATACCAAAGGCTTAATTATTAGGCCATCTCTTGGTTTTAAAAAACCTGTTTTTACCAATAAAGGTTTTAAAAATAGAATAAAACGCTGAATAATACCAAAACGAATATTAATAGGTTGAATATCAAACTTGTTAAAACTTATCGCTTTTGCAAAAATACCGACCGGCTGGATAACAAACCTACCTAAACCTTTTGCGATTCCAAAAGTCTGACGAACCGGAATAAGCTTAATACCGCCTGGCTTAATACCATAAACAATTGAAATCGGTGAAATAATAGCGCCAGCTTGATAAGAACCATACACCAAAGCCACAGGGCTAATAACAATACCTTTAGGCAATTTGCGGCGACTTATTGGCAAAATAATAAAGCCTTCAAGAACCAACGCCCCTTTTTTTAAAGGCCCTGGGACAACAATAAAACCGGCCAGTAAAGACGTTATTGCAAACGTTAACCTTCCTGAATGAATTTTAAAACCCACTAATGATGACGAAGTACCAACAATCGCCTCAATAGGCAAAACCACGCGAAAAGAGAGTTGGTAACAAGTTCCGAAACGGATCGGAGTGGGTATAATTTTCATAATTAAATCATATTAACCTTTTTCAAACAGAAAACGATGCCCGCTTGCATTCGCTTGCAGCGCAATAAATTCATCACCATCTTCCGTAATGGTTTCAAATTGCCCCAATAAGCTTTTTGGAGCCACCCACACGTTTGAAATGGTAGAAAAGTCCCCCAAACGAACAGAATATTTTTTAGCCTTAACAAGCAATATTGGCAAAAACGGCACATAACGTTTTTTTGTAGCGTCCATGACTTTTGTGTCAGTACCTTGCGGGAAATGATCAAGAGAATTCCAATCATTATACGAAGAACCCTCCGAAGCAATATAAACAGAATCGCCTATAACATCATTACCAAGCGTATCCATAGCCCTAACAATATAAGCCATAGGTTGGCCCCCTAAACCATACCCGCTCAATAAAATGGCAAATGACGGAAAACCAGACATATTCCACGGTTGTGTACGTGAATATTCAGCCGCAATAATCATTCCTTGAGAATTATCGCCTCTATAAGTCGCATATTCGCCTAATATTACCAAAAAACGTGCCGATGACAGCAGATAAAACTTACCGGCTTGCGTGTTACTATAAGGCTGCGTATAACCACTGCTTGTGGTATTATTACTCGTCTTATTGACACCGGTATGCGAGTTAGCATCAAAACTCTCATAACCAGACAACCCCAACCGGCTTTGTAGCATAATCTCAACATACTTATAAGAATTAGCATCATCAACATACGGAGCCTTAACAACTTGGCTATTAGCAGAGGCCGCAGCATCATGCAATGTCCATCCAGCGGGAACAGTTGAAATAATCGACGTATTTGCCTTATTACAACTATCCGACAGATTGCTCGGATCGGACTCTCCGGTAAAGATAGCGACTAAATCTGCCAAAATTTCTGATTTTTGTGAATTTTCAACATATTCATACTCAGCGTACATGTTTATTAATCCTGATGGTATATAAAAAACGTTTGTCCTGGTTGTAAAAGTTCTATTAATTCTGGGTTCGCAAAATCATTGACATTGACAATCACTGTATATTGCAATTCTACATATTCAAAAAACGATCGCCTAATTTGTTTTATAACTTCTTTTTGCTGATTCTGTTGTTCAATCCGCTTAGGAATAATGCTATTATAAATATCTGTAAGTTCCTTGACATCATCATGCAATATTGCACTGTCATGAACAATTTTTTGAAATTCTGTAATGCGTTTTTTGTAAAGAGAAATTTTTTTTAAAAGGGACGGATCAAGATTCGCAAGTTTATCGCTGATTTTTTCTAACTCAGATTGCGCTTGTTCTTTATTATCCGAGGTTAACTCGAAAAAATCTAATTCGTCCGATAATAATCCTGAATCCAAAACATCTATAACATCTTGACGCAAAATTAACGCCTTATTTTTCCAGGGGCCAAGCTTAGCATAGCAAACCGGCTCCGATTTTGTGATATCAACAACAGCGCCCAGCCAATCTTCTGGGAATTCTTTAGCATATATTGGCAAATGTGTAACCGGAACTTCGGTATGAAAGCCATTATAACTATTATAATTAATAGCCGAATCATATCCTCCTTCATTCATGCGAATATTAAAAGCATTTTCGCAACTGGCTTCTTTTCCAAAAACGGTAACAGCAACCCTAAAACTAGCAAAGTTACCACCTTTAAAATTCTCGATATTTGAAGTTGAATAAACCGGTTTATCTTTATAAAAGCAAATGCCTTCTCCATTCTGATTTTTCCAATAAATATCTTGATATTTGTAAAAAATATCGGAATATTTGATACGCATAGCCCCAAAAACATTTTGATTTATAACCTGATTAATAGGATATAGTTCGCCCTTACGTATAACATAATCATTCCAACCAACTTCGACGTTTTTTAAGACAAAATCATTATTCTCAAAAACAATTTGAAAATTTTTCAAAAGAGCCGTCGCTTTATAATAGCCTTGATAATGGTAAAGGCTACCAAAAATACCAAAAATGCTATCCATTTCCAAAGAAAAACTAATATACGGTGACATATAAATCTTCCTGATTTCTTCAGTCACATCGATATAAGATGACGAAATATCTATTGACTTCTCACGATACACTCTATATTTGCCACTAAGTTTGTTTTTAAGGACTTGAACAAAGTTCTCTAAAATATATTTATTAGGAAATTGATAGTCGGAAATTATGGCATTCATTGGAGAATAATCAAAATTCGACAATTCTTGTATAAATTGCACAAAAAAACCGTTACTTTCAGTGTGAAAATGAGAATGACCAATCTGATCAGCAAGGAGTTCACGTTCGCTAATAAGTGAGCGTAAGTCATATTCAATGTACTCATCTTTAGGCTTTAATAGGTAACTCCTAAAATATGAATCTTCATAATATGCCTTGTCACGCTTGATTTGTAACAATGTTCTTAGCTTAATTGCAAATACTATCCACTTATTATACTCTAATGGGTGAGAGCCAGTTAAACCAAAGAATAAAACTAAATCAGGAAGTTCATCTGAGCCTTCTAATGGAGGTATTTCATCGGTTTCTTTTGTTCTTGTTATATAAACATTGTAAAACTTTAAGCTAACGGGTCGCTCGCCCCAGTGATTAAAAAAAGCATCCGTTGTTTTAGGGAGCACATACAATTTCCTATTAACATACCGAAATAATTTTTTTTCTATTTTTAACTCTTCTAACCGCTTCGTATTACTAACATACGCTGAAATATGAAAATCTTCAGATTTTGCTTTTAAATCAACCAATAAACCACTAGAACGTTCATACGCAGTAATTCCATCATCATTATTTGCAATTGCATCTCGTAATCCGACTGCAATCTCAAAAACACTTTTTCCAGAGCCGTCATATGAATAAATTTTATCCCCTATTTCTAAAAAAGCCATTCCGCTTTCCCATAAACCATCATTCGTTCCTTTTGAGCTTTTTAGTTGAAACAAAACCTCTGTAAGACAATACTCTTTAGTAAGCCACTGATTAATAAATGCTTGCAACAAAGAACTGTTTTTAAGTTGATATAAATACCAACATGTAGAATATATCCAATCCTTAGCCGCACGTGAAAAACCAGTCGTGCTACTCGAAAATGTTAATTGCCCATTTTCTGAATATTCAAAATCAGTAAAAATTTCGCCATTAACACCTCTCACCGGTTGAAAATCGCTCTTCCAAAGCTGAGGAATTTGGGAGAGTTCAATCAATCGGGTATATTTATCCATATGAATTATCATTCTTCTTTGCGCCTCTCCAATTTTTCAGTTGTAATATTCCCATAAATATCCAAAAATTTGATTTCTTCAACATGTTCGACTTTAGCACCACCCGGTACTTTGACTTGTATGCGTTGCTCAAATAGAGCAATCTTCGGAATTTCTTCTACTGGCAAATCCATAAATTTAGGCTGAGGGGGTGTCCATTGTACATAAGTCGCTTGCCGCCCATTCGTATAAAATAACTCCAAGGGTGGCGTTGGAAACGGCTTAAATTGTATTTTCTTAAACAACTTAATTGCCACCTGAGGGGGCGGCTTTGCCAAACTTTTCCCTTGATTCTCCTCTACCCAGTCAGGATCATCAACTATCTTATCATGCCCGATATAATTTCCTTCCAAATAATTGCCTCTATCCTTAACATTCCTATTAACATCCAATGTAATATAACCGACTTTATCAATATGCCCGGCCATAACTTCGTAAGTACGCCGTGGTTCAGGAAAATCGTAGAAAAATATAAATTCCGTATAACTAGTCGTATACTCAACTAACAACGATCCCCAACATACCTTATCGGCTATAAAAGTTTTTCCTCGTTTGGGCGCATAATCCCTTTTATTCTTTTTAAAATCTTTTCCAGTCACCGCATTATTGGGCCGATATTTTAGCAACTGGCCCTCAACATCAATAAAATCCGTCCACGCCAATACAGTAACAACTGGATCATCATACCAATAACGGATTGTTTTCTCCGTCTCACCATTAAATGCCAAAGCTTCTCGAATAACCTGAGACTTACGCCCATTATTCAAAATTTGTGTTTTCCGATAAAATTTTTGATGGCTACAAGTGCTGCTTGAAAGGGTGATATGCCGCTTAAACGTCTGACCTAAAAATCTAAACTCAGTGGCATAAGTCGCAATATCCGCCGTTTTTTCTTCCTCCTGCTGTTGATTAAACCGGCCTTGTTTATACTCATCCCCAATACTAACAAATTCAAAATGACCACCCCTATTCTGATAATCATCATGTCCTGGGGCCTTTTCGGTTAATTTATAATTCTCCTCCAATTTATCGGCTTTTTGATTCAAATGATTAAAGCACATTAATTTCTCTTTAGTACTTAAATCTTCCTCCTCTTCAAACCATACATCGTTTTGTTTTTTCCAATAACAAAATTTTTCTGGACCATAAGCCCGGATGGTTTGACAACCATACTGAGCCAATTTAAGCTTATCAGTTTGAAATATTGCCGATTCCCCCGTATCCTGATCCAAACGAACATAAATAACCCGATTCTTTTTACCCCCCACTTTCCAACTCTTCTCATCAATTTCAACATCACCGCAACCATTATTTTCACCGGCCGGTGGCGGATTGCAGTAAGCCTTCCAAGCGGCCTCCCTTAAAGAAGAAGGCAACGGCTGCTCTTCGGCAATAATCAGTTCTGGAAAATAAACAACCGGCGCACAACGTTCAGCATCGGCTTCATCAAAAACCAGTTCAGGCACAAAATATTCTCTGTCTTTACCAATAGGCAAAGACAAACCCGTTTTTTCATTACTCATTATCTTGACCCGCTATAACCAGAAGACCACAACTCAATCATTTCCAATTCGGATTGCTCAGATTCAAGCGGTACTGTGATAACTAACCAAAACGGCATAGCGCATGGATTAGTGCTAATTTTAACACTATCGCCGGCGACCCAATCACCATCGCCATCGTTTGTCCAAAACGAAGGAGGAATACTTAAATAAGGAAGCAAATAAGCCTCATTTTGCGGTTCATAAACAGCCGTCTTTTGCCCAGAAGGCAAAGCAACATCAGCCAAATTACTAACGACTTGAAAATTATTAGCACTATCAAAAACAAACGTAAGTGTCTGTGTAATACCGGCAATACTATTAATCGCAACTTCATTGATATCAGTTGTACCATGTACACTGGTTTTGTCCGACACAAACGCTGTGCCCTTAACATCCTCATACTCAATACACGAAGCAACCCGAGTATTAGAAATATAGCCATCGACGATACGGCTAACCGGATAATTATAGCGCAGCGGCTTTTTAATATGCAATGTGAGTTCATGACCATTGGATTCTATCGGTTGATCAATACGCGCAAATTCCAAACGGCCGGTGCTATCAATTGGATCGGATTGGCTAATAATAGCAATTAGATCGTTTTGTTGAAAATGGCCGACATTTTTAGTAATAATCGTAATTTGTTGAATACCGGCCGTTAAATCGCTTGTTGTTAACGCGCACCCGTACTGACGATTATTTTTAACATCGGCCCAAACATCGTTAAAATCGCCCTTAATAAGACTGGCGACATAACCACCTTGTAAAGGCAACCCTATAAACAACTTAGCGCCTTTGTAAACTTTATTATTTGGATTCCCAATTTTCTGAAAAAGTTTATAATGCCGAACAATACCATTCCAACGTTCCGCTTCGCTAATATCCTCAACGATTTGTTCTAGGGCATTACTAGGAATCGTTACACTACTGTTAATAATGCCGCCAGTGTTATCCGTCTGATTCATAGAAAAAGCGGGGTGAATGACAATTTCATCTGCTTGAATAGCTGCCATAATAATTATATCAAAGTCACTAAATGGATTTTGCCAAAAAACTGATCATTTTCAGAATGATTTAAATCGGCTACAGATATAAATTCAGTCGTTGGTAAACGCTCATGATCAAATAAAACCGCATATTGAAAATCATCCCAACTAAAAACAAAACTTTGCCCCGGCAAACTTGCCCACTCCAAAATCTTTTGTACTTGCCCAAAAGAAAGCCATGCCGTTTGTTCCGGAAATTCCAAAGTAACAGGCCGGCCTCCATGCAATTTTTGAGTGGTATAAACAACAGTGCCCAAAGTAGTACGTTGCGCCACCTGGCGTACAGGTGTCCACATCAACTGATCTGTCCAACGAGCACCTTCCGGCAATACTAGATCAGCAAGTTTTCTCATAATCCCCTCGACGTTTCATTAATGGCCGCTACCAATGCCTGTAAATTTTGCCGTTGGTTCATCAAAGTATCCACTTGCCCCTGCCGTTGGCCTATTTTCCATTCCAAACGCACCGTTTCCATGGGCGCCGATGGCATAGCAGACACTGGTCCACCTTCGGCATAACGTAATACGGGCAACTGGGGCATAGATAGCACCGGCCCGCCCAAATTAAAACCAACCAATTTATTATCTAAGGCCTTGTTAATAATTTCTACCGGCGCAAAATTGATCAGATTTAATAACTCGCGGAATTTAAGCGCCCGCTGTTTTTTAATAACATACTCCCCAGGCGTTAATAACGCCGGCACACTATCCCTATTACCTATACCCGAAACGGTTCCGCCTAACGCATAACCAACAACGCCCCCGCTGTGATGAGCTTCCTGTCGTTTGACAGTAACCGTAACCATTTTATCTTTAAGCGTATCTAATTTAGCCTGAAGCAATGCAATTTGCTGTTCAGCTTGACTAATATCAGCTTCAACTTGGATTTGTGAGTTTTCTTGTCGGCTTAATTCATCCTTAAACTGTTGCGTTTTGTCAATATTTGCTTGCATTGCTTGCTGAACAACCTCAGAACTTTGCTTAAGCAAAGCAACGGCCTTATCAGTATCCTTCACATTATCAATCAACGACTTAACTTGTTTAGCTAACTGTGATGCTTGTTCCGTATTACCACTCGCCAAAGCTTGACGAGCCGTTTGCAATTTTTCAGTAATTTGCGATTCTAAATCGGCCTGAGCACCTTCTTTGCTCATTTCGCGGCGATACAATTTACGTATTTGATCCTCAAGACTTAACTTCTCATTAGCCAAACTTTTATGTAACTCGTTAATTTTGTCGGCCGCTTGTGTTTCCAACTTAATAAGTTCTTTCGTTGTTAATCCGGCTTGTTGAATAATTTGAGTATTTAATTGAATACGCCCTTCCAACATGCCTTTAAGCGTTAGTTTAACAGCACTTGACTCAGCTTTGTCTAACGCCATTTTTTTCTGATTAACACTGCCCTTTTTTTGAACGATCTCATCTTCAAGTGCTTGAATTTCTTTAGCATAATCGGCCACCGCGTCTTTGGCTTTTACCCAAGCACCATTTGCTTTATCTCTTACAATCACGCCTTCCTTTTCCAACCGAAAAAACGTTTCCATGTCAGGAATAACAATACCAAGCGTTTCGGACAACTTAGCCAATTTAGCGCGGTTGCGCTCAGTCGCTTTTTGAAGATCAGTCTCAGCCTGTCGTTGTAATTGGCGTACCTGGTAAAACTCATATAAAGTCTGAGTCAATTTAACAATTTCATTAACAGCAAACCCGGCCGCGATAACTAACGAAAGCCGAGTTAAAGCCACTGTTAAGGCCGTGGCCCCGGCCGCAGCCCCAGTAAACCAAACAATAACCTGTAACGCAATAAACCCTCTAAATACGGCGGTAGTAGCAACAATAATGCTGGCGAGGTTACTAAACGTACTCCCCAACTGCACTGCCGCCAACGCCATCATTGTAACACGCACCAATTTAAGTACGACATACAGTCCCCCTAAAATCAAAATAAGTTCTTTGTTATCAGACAAGAATTGGATAACCGCACCAGAAGCACTTGTCAAAGCACCAACATGTATCGCTATTGTTTTGGCGTTTTGGATAAGCTGTTCACTATTTTCCCTCACATAACGGGCCAATTCCTTAAAATGAATAATAAGGCTATCCATAAGTGGAGTAAGCAATGCCGCAATAGGTTTTTCTAAAGCAACTTTAAACTCGGTATATGCGTTTGTCATACGAATAAAAGTCGGCCCCAAATTAGCCGCCGTTCTTTCGGCCGCTCCTTCATAACTTTTAAGCGCCTTAAGTAACGTTTCCCGCAATACATCAGAAGTTATTTCACCTTCCAATACCAACTTACGAAAACCGCCCGCTGCAACCCCGGCCGCCTGATCTAACCTTTGAAGTAATCCTGGCAAAGGCTCCGTGATCTGGTTAAGTTCCTCGGCCCTTAATACTCCGGCCGAAAGTCCTTGAGCAAGCCCATACAACGATTGCTTGAGTTGTACACTCTCTGCTCCCGTTTCGGCCGCCACATTACTAAAACCTTCCAAAACCTCTTTGGCATCTGTTGTTGTTATAATGCCACTTTTTTGTAATGCCAATAATTTAGTATAACTATCCGCCAATCCATGAATATCAACACTGAATCTAGTGGCAGTTTGCCATAAATACTGCCAACTTTCAGTATAAATTTGAAGTGAATTAGTTAGCCCCTGTAGCCTTGTATTAAGTTGTTGTGTTTCCGCGGCAGTTTCAACCAAATCAGTCACATGAGAAGCGATGATAAAACTAGCATAAGCTGTAACAAACCCCATAAGTGTCTGCGTGAGATTATTGAAATTCTTCGTAGCTGCGGCCGTAGTAGCAGGCAAACGGTCTAATTTAGCATTAAGTCTTTTTATTGAAGACGAGGTTTCATCAAATCTCCCCTTCATGTTTTTGAGTATACCGCTCGCCAAATCCTTAATAACAATACTAATTTGTAAACTCAGATCACTAGCCATTTTTATTTAAAATTTCGATAACGGATAAATAAAAAGCCCAGCCATAATCCCAGACAAATAAATGCCCACGTTCTATCAAGTAGCAGCAGTTGGTATCAATTGTTTCAATTGTTCTGGAGAAAGTGTATCCAACATTTGAACTATCGACGTGATGGTCTGAAAAAAAGGGTTAAGTCTACCAAAACTCTTCCAAAGCTTCATCAAATCCGACCAAGTTAAATCTTCAAAAGTTTCGTCGTTTGACAACGAAACCACGTTGGGCGACAAAAGAGCGGTTACCTCCTCGAAATGTTCAACAAGCAATGTCAACCAATCCAATTGACCTACATGTAAGAATTTTCGCAAAAGTTTCCGAACTTCACCCACGGTCATTTCCCGAACAATAACTACCCGGTTATCATCAAGCTTAACAGTTTCCTCTAATCGCATTTTTACACCGCTTGCATTAACTGATTTCTATGTATTCAAAAGGCGAATCTTGCCCTTCAGGAATTTGCAATGTGCCTTTTAGCTCTATTTTGGCAAACTCTTCCGATAAAAAATCAATAGGACTCGAAGGCGATAAAATGGCTTGGTAAGCTAAAAAACGAACTGTCGCGTTGGTAGTCAGGTTAGTGCCCGTCAAAAGTACAGGCACTGTAATAGCATTTTTGATGGCTCCTTTTATTTTAAACCCATGCAAATCAGCATAAGTGTAAATAATGGACTTTTCGCTTTTATCTGCGATAGAACCGCCCGGCAAAGCTTTCACAAAACCATGCCTTAAATTAACCAGATAATCTGTACCTTCAGTCGCTCCATCAATACTCAATGTGCTTAAATTGTGATGTTTTAAAACCACATCAACATTATGACGCAAAATCACAGCTTGCGTAACAGTACCGCCACTAAGATTGATATCGCTATCCTCGCCCAAAAAAGCGGTTGCTAAGTTTTGACGCACTAAGTCACGTAGTGTGATCGAAATTTCTGTTTCTTTTGGCAGAGCTACCGAACTGATCACCTGCCCATAAGTCCCTTCTTGACGGGAAAGTAGATTTTTTAACTCAGACTGAGGTTGTACTTCGCATTTTTCAGCCTCGCCCACATGAAAAAAAACCTCACTACCAACGCTTTCTCCAAAGCGAACACTACCAGCTAGCAAAAATCCAGCCATTTTATTAACCCTTCTTTAGTTCAAAATATGACAATACTTTATCATTCAGCAAAATAAAACCGATTATCACCAGAGTCTCCAAAATATCATAAACACATAAAACGGGATAAGAATGAGTGATAAACGTTATTTCTATTATTGAATGTATTATTGTGACAAAATAAATGGCGCTTAACACAATATAATTTAAGGCAATTGTTATGACAATTGAATACTTACTACTTTGCTTTTGCAAGAAAATAATTGTATTAAAAGCGCTAGCTAGCAGATAACCGTTTGCAATTAATAACATGCCTAATAAAACATAGTATATTAAGATCATTAACATACCTATTTCTTGGAATAAATCAATGAAGTGCGTTGTTTTTCAATTTCTTGCGGAATGTCGGTCATCCGTTTCATAATTATCGACCGATAAATGTTTTTCAGAAAGCTGCCTTTTAGTAAAGGCAATATATCAACGGCCGCAAACCCTGCTAAACCACAAATAGCGGTCATCACATTATCTGAGGTGGCTATATCGCGCAGTAGAAAAAATGCAATCAGCCCAGCAAAACTGGCAATAATGACACGCTTTCCCATAGCTCCCAAATATGGCTGAGGAATGGTACGCCCATTAATAAACAAACTTACTATTCCGCCTAAAACCGCAATGAGCAAGAATGGTAGTACTATAAAGATCGAATTTAAAATTTCTACAATTGGATTTACGTCCATTAGTATTTCTCCATAAGGGTTCCTGTCAAATTCCCTTCAAGTTGGGTTGTAAGAACTATCTCATTCAAAAACTCGCGTTGTTTTTTAAATTCCCAGACTAACCGACACCCCAAATGGTTCGAGATATTGTTACTTTCATCCAGTCGAACTAACGAGAGTGGGCGTGCCAACTTAGCAATTAACGGAGTTGGGTCTATAGGGCTTGCTTTATCGCTATAAAGCAACAAATACGCTTGGCCCTCGAACCGCTTAACCGATACCCAATTAGACGTCTCAGCTTCCATTGTTGGACCAGTCCATTTCAGCTCCGGAAAAGATACAAATACATGCTCCTGTTCCCAACTGTCGATCAAAATATCAGGAAGTGTTGCTTGGACAAGCGACAACAATTCCTTTTCTAAAAGTTCACGAATCATATAGCTACCCACTCAAAAGGGTTTGACGGTTCTAAGGGGCCTCGTATAAAAACAACAAGTTCATTGTAGCGTGCCTTAAGCCCCGCTATTTGTTGTGCAACTTCATGAGGTTCCATAAAACGGGCCAGTGCTGCTAGTCTTTCCGAACGCGCAGCGCCTTGCAACGTAAAAGTGTTCAAATGAGGCAACGCATAAGCCAATGCCAAATAACGTTGTGCTGTTTGCCATTCGATAAGCTTATCTACCGGACAAGTGCCCATCGGCAATCCCGTGTCCCGATATAATGCCAAACAGGCTTCAACAATTTGTTTATTCAAAAAATCGTCCGGTATTTCAGGTGCCAAATTAAAGTATTTTTTAAGATCACAACCGCTTATAAGCTGGGCGCAACGCGCATGAAAAAGACGACATTTGCCGGCTATTAGCTGCCCATCGCCAACAAAAAACGTAATAGCTTGAGAAACAGTTCTTTCAAGGATCAATAACAGTTTTATTTTATTGCCATTTAAAATGACTTGGTGAACTTGAACCCGTCTAGCCGTTAAAACTAATTGGTTTTCTTCTTTAAAAATAGTGCTATGAGGCCTAGTGTTTGTTGGACTACTAATAACTTGAATATTACCCACATTAAAATTAACTGAATGCCTTTTCAATTTCAAAGGATTCGTTGCAAATATGACACAAACTTTAAAATTAAGTTGATGCCGAATCTTTTTAGGCCTTATGTTTAATAAAACCGGAATTATCAAACTGATCCGGTTATTAACAACATTCTGTGGTTTAATACTTAAGGCGATCTGATTGAAAAAACGCAAACGGGTAGTCAAAACGCTTTGGGGTTTAATCGAAAAACGGCTGTTATTGGCCTTGAAAATCAAACGATTTGCTGTGGGCCTTTGCGGGAAAACCTTAAAATAGCCGGCTGAATGCCCAAATACAACCGATCTAGGAACAACTTTTTGAGGTTCAACCAAAAATCGGCAAGTGCTCCTAACAAACTTTATTGTTAACAGATTGACAGCACGTATCTGACCAAAACTCGTTAGACGGCGTGCGCCAGTTGAAACAAGACGAAAGCTTGGCATTTTAATATTTAATAATCAAAATCATACCGCCTAAGTTCTTTACAAGATAGTTAGCCAGTTTAGGCAAATTAAAAGTCGCATTTTTATCGCCTTCTCCAAAACGAGTACCGATAACAGCAAAAAGTCGTGAATATTCATCACGCGAGATTTCACGGTTATCGCACAATAACCAACCAGGCGGCGGAATAGAACCCGCAAAAATAGAAGTCATTCCGACTGGAATAATTAAATCAATGACAGACTGAAATGTAATATGTTTAGAAACCGAATTGTTTTCTTGGATCTCTATTTTATCCGTACCATCCGGCACAAATTTCAAAGGCAAATCATTTATCATGGCATCACTTATCATAAATGACCCTCATCAAATAAAAGCGTAACTGCCCCCACTGGTAAATAAAACGGCTCCCCCACCGCAAGAATAGATGGAGTCTCTAAGGCACCAAACGTCAAAATTTTATTTTTACTCTTATCAATTAGAGCCGCATAGGTTATTGTCATCGCCACCGTAAAGCCTTTAAAAGAAACCGCTGATGATTGTTTATTAATGTCAAATTTAATTGACTGCCGGATATAATTCGGATCTGAAACTTCACTTTGGGGGCTATTTTCTTTTAAACCTTCCCCAGTTAAAAATAAAGCTATTTCAAAATGAATGGGCATTGCGAACGATGCAACGCCCAAAAAATGTTTTTCCAATTTGTCTATTGCATAACTTGTCAATGCCATATCCAAAATTTCCTGTGCTTTTTAAGAAGTGACACCCTTAACTGCCCACATAATACACTTTTCAAGTTTTGATTTCGTTACAGTTGTCAATGATCGGTATTTCTTTCTAAAGACGTTAGATTGTTCCATTTTAACCTCTTACGAAGGAGTGGCTAAAACACACGCTTTTTTAATATAAATTTCATAATCCACCGACATATCATAAACAAACTCAAAACATCTTCTCATCGCATGCCATTGGCCACTACGGCGTATAAGTTTATTAACGCCAAGAATCAAATTTTTTATAGGGGTATACAATACATGCCCATCTGGCATATAATTACTTGCTACGGTCGGCTGCCGTAAAAACCGATGGCCGGCTTCATCAGCAATAATAGGCGCTCCAGTTATCATTTTGCCCAATTGAACATCATATTCCATAATGTCATTTGGTGACATAATAAAAACCGAAGTAGGCCGATAAAGTTTATCCGAAGCTTTTTTAATAGCGGCTAATTTATCGATCCAACTTACCGAGCTTGGTTGAATCTCAACCTTAGGTGCATCCGAAGATTCTTCAGCAATTTTGAGCCAGCCTTTGTGCAAATTTTCAAAATCAGAACCATCTTCGCCTTTACCGACAAAACCCAGATCGGTCAAATCATTTTGAAAAACGGTGTTAAAACTCTGATTGAGCATAGTAACCAAACCTGGTTTATCCGCATTATTTCGTAGTGTCGTAAGTTTAATATTTACAAATAGATTCACTGGCTTAGCATGCAATATACAACCGTGTTCTTTCACGCCCGACAACTCCTGCTCAGTTGGTTCTCGTCCTTCTGGAACACGTTTAAGTTGGCGTGGTTTAATATCAAACACTTCAACATCCTTATCATTGCGACTCATTCGTTCAACGGTTACTCTGGACAAAAACTTGTCCTCAACAATCATGTTAATAACACGTTCAGACTGTTCTGGCCGTAATTCACCACCTACCCGAAAATCTTGGGGTTCGATATAACCTTTCGCCACTCGAACAAGCGAATGTTCATCTGAATGCGACAAATCTTTTAGTATTGAAATCATATTGAGATCAGGAACCTTATAAATAAGAACTTTCAAATTCTGAATTGGCTACCAAAGCACCACTTTCTTCGGTGCCTTTTTTGAAATATTTAGCCATACTGTTCTCTAACTTTTTAGCGACTTGCTCAACAATAACCGCAGTTTGTTCGTCAACTTGTTCATCAGTTAACTGTGGAATTTTAATACCACTTTTGGTTAAATAACTTTTAATCGTTGACTCTATAAACCTGATCAGCTCGTCTTGACTCATTTCGGATTTTTCCCTGTTAGGGACTTCGGTTGTAATTGTTTCCGCTAAGCCAACACTATTATTGGTTGGCTCAGATTGATTTTGAAACCAACGTGGCGGCGTATCATTTTCTTTATTAGGCTCTTCTGCAACAGTAGCCGTTCCTGCTAAGCTAATACCCGTTAATTCGCCTTTTTTTAAACGTTGCCAAACATCAGCATCTTTTATTTGTATTCCTACCGCCCATGCCCCATCGGGTTCGTCCGAGAAAAGCGAATCGGGCTGACGAACCAACCATGATTCGGCAACATAAACGTTTTCTTGAGGTTCAAATGAATGTTCAACATCTATGTTTTTTTGCCGGCCTTCGCGCATAAAATGGTCGGCTGCTGTCCTTATAGTTTGGACATCAGTACTATCCCCTTGTAAATCTACTTGATTGGGCGCATAAACAATACCGTATGCACGTTGCAATTCATCGTCTGTTTTTATAATTTTAAATGATTGTGCTTGTTGGCCTGATTTAAGAATAATCCCCTTATCAGTGGCCGGATGTTTAACAAGCGAAATAAAATCCACAACTAAATCATGTAATTTTTTTGGCATTTTAGTTAAAACCTGTGCTATATTAAATAGAATTGACGCATTAACAGAATTAATTAATTGACTTTGCGTAAGTCCTATATTAACAGCCGATCCTAAAGGATCGGCCGGTGGTAGGCAAAATAAATTAGTAATAAATTAGTAAGTAACAGGCACCGACAAAAGGTAACCGATCATCTCGCTTGGCGACTTGCAAGCCAGCGTTCCCCCAATATAACTTGCACCACCAAAATGAACAAGCGCATTCAATGCGTTTACTGCAAAACTCGACACGCAAAGAAGGTTGTGAGGATTGTAGATTTTGTAATGAATAACCTTCAACGAGGCTTTCTGACCGGGAAGGCTCTGGCCACCTGGAATGTTAATGGTCAATACGTAATAATCATCTGACCCGTCGCAATGTTTGACCAGATGGTGGCCATAGGGAACCGTACTACAGTTTGCATAACTTACAGAGGTTCCTGCTAACATCATCATGGCCAATACAACTAATAATAATTTTTTCATGATTCGATTCATGCTAAAAGGGAGGCGCATTATTTCATACGGTTATGCACTCTGTTCTGGGTTATGAAAATTCGGTGCCGAATTAATGTAATAACTCATTGATTTATTAGTAAAATAAAAATTTTCGGGATTGAATTTTTGATGTCCAACAATTTTTTCTACCGTTTATCAGGTACCAATGCTCACATGTCAATTGAAATTATCAAATCCTCAATGCCTCCGTTTAATCGTTTGTTCGAGCATCTTACGCAAAGTGTTAATACGGGTATTGATAATATTATTTATTGGCCAATTTCGCAGACGGCTTTATTAAGCCTATATCACGTCAGTGCAGAACATAGCCGTTCCATCCAAATCAAAGCAGAAGGAACCTTTGGGGGGGGGATAATAGGAAAAGGGAAAAATAAAATTGAAATTTTATGTCAGATGGGAAGTGCCTATTTGTTTGTTCAGCTAGGAATAGATTTGGAAACGTACGGCAATGCGTTTATAGAAATAACTCGTGATGGGAAAGAACAGATTTTGGCCTTATCACATTTACCTGCACCGACTATGTATCGTCATGCAAACTTGACAGATTATGTGCAGATAGTTTATTTGCCTGATGGGCAAGAAAAAATAACACATTTTAAGGCTTCTGAGGTTTTGCATTTGCGTTTACCATGTCCATTTGGAAGTTATTATGCACTACCCCAATGGATAGGAGCCAACGGAATGTTAGAGTTAGTAGAAGCCGCTACGAACTATAACGCTAAATTCTTTACCAATCACGCGATGCCAGAGTTTGCTATTGTTACAAAAGGCTCACCTTTTTCTGAAGAGCAAAAGACAGCAGCAAAAGAATTTTTTCAACGAGAATACCAAGGGATTGAGAATGCACATCGCACTTTAGTGCTACACATTAGCGATCCTGAATCAAGTATCGAATTTCACCCACTAACAAGTAATGTTAAAGAGGGTGATTTTTTAAAGCTCTTAGACGCTGCCAAAGAGCGTATTCAAATCGCGCATGGTGTCCCTCCTAGATTGTTGGGTATTATTAGTGCGGGCAGTTTGGCCGGCGGCCCCGAATTAACGGCGCAATTGTTTACATTTGAAAAATTAACATTGTCGCCAAGGCGGCGCTGGGTACGCGATCAATTGCGACCGCTATTAGCGGAATTAAATATAGCCGTTGAGTCGATTAATTTTTTAGGGATTGACTTAACCCCACCAGATATCGATAACGTTAATGTAACAAATTGGGCACAATCAGGTATTATTTCAAATGAGGAAGCCCGGGCATTATTGCAAATCGATGAACGCCAAGGTTTAAGTAAGTCTCAAGAAAAGTTGTTGTTAAATTTATTAAAAAAGTTATAAAGTGACTAAATTTTTTAACCAAGAACAAAAAGAGCAAGCCCGTTTAGATTATCTTGCTGGGAACAGTTGTAAGGAAATTGCAAATCAATTGGGATGTACCACGCGAACAATTAACTATTGGGCTGCTAAAGGAAATTGGAAAAAACAACTAAAAAAAACACAAAAAACGGCCGTTCAATTAGAAGCCCAACTTAGTCGATTGTCAGAAGGAGAAATGACTGAGAGTAAGTCCAGACAAATAGTCATGCTGTCGAAAGCGTTAACGCAAATTAAGCGAACTGTTCCAGCACAAAAACCGTTCCAATCGCCAAAACCTATCGCTAAAAATGCTATAAGTCAGGATGTACTCAATCAAATGCTTTTGCCTGAATATGGGCTTTATCCGTATCAAAAGACATTTTTACAATCTAACGCTCGCTTTATCAAAGTATTGAAAGCTCGTCAAATCGGCTACAGCTACGGGTGTTTGGCACCTAAGGCGTTGTTAAGGGCACTTGCTGGACGTAACCAATTGATTATTTCAGCCTCTGAATATCAGTCAAAAATTGTCCTTAATTATGTGAAACATCACATGGAAAAACTGAGTCTTGAAGCTAACGAGACAAGCAATAGGAGCGTTACCGTTCATGGTGGAGGTACTATTACGGCATTGCCAACGAATTTTCGGACTATCCAAGGCAACCCAGGCGATGTGATCCTAGATGAATTTGCTTGGTATCATCAGCAAAAACGGATTTGGGAAGCAATTGTGCCTTCCATTACACAGATAGGCGGTACGGTGACGGTTTGTTCCACGCCGTTTGTCCCAGGTAATTTGTTTTGGCAGATAATTACCGAACACAAAGGTAAGTTTAGTCAGTTTGAGTCATATAAGATCACCATTCATGATGCAATTGAGCAAGGAATGCCGTTGCCGGGTGGTATTGAAGAGTTACGGTCGTTGTTCGATAGCGATTCGTGGGCAATGTTGTATGAATGTCAGTGGGCCGAAGACGGTAGCGCGTTATTAAGTTGGGACTTGCTACACCAAATTGCAACAACGGTAGAGACACGATTTTGGGAAGGGAGCATTTATAGCGGAGTAGATGTAGGTAGAACTAATGACAAGTTTGCAATTGCAAATGTAGGAACGCTCAATAAAAAGTATCAATTGTTACATTTAGAATTGTTTAAAAATATTTCATTTGCCGAGCAACGGCAACATATAGAGGAAGTTTTTAAGCGTTATTTTGTGCGGCGAATGACTATTGATCGCACTGGTTTGGGTATGCAGTTAGCCGAAGAGGTGATGAATAGTCATCCAGGAATTGCGGTGGGACGACATTTTTCTCGTGGCTTCAAAGAAAAAGTGGCGCTGAATTTGTTGAAACTGTGCGAAGACAAACGTTTGGCGATCTATAACGATCCGGCATTATTGACACAGCTACATGCGGTAAAAAAACGAGCGACAGCAACGGGAATAACGTACGATGCTGAACATGATGAGACAGGTCACGCAGATGGGTTTTGGGCGTTGGCGTTGGCGGTGGAAGGTTTGGGGAGGATCGAAGGTGGGGGAGTAGTTGTAGAAATCTGGTAGTAAATATAAAGAGTGCGCTAACAACACATATGATGTGAGGCGCACGCATTGAAATTGCAATTAATTTGTTCCATTCTTCAAGTTGTTTTTAATATGTTCTGTTTTTTAAGTTTATTATGTTCCCCCCCATTTTCCAGATCGCTTATTGGTACTTCTGGGT